CATCCGCATCCTACATTACAATTCATATATCCCCCTATTATCCCCCTATGCAGGAACAGTATCACCAAATACACGGACAATACCGTTAATTTCGTATAATACACTTACTGCTGCATCTTGACCGCCTAATACTAAACTACCATTACGTGGTTTGATTAATGCAGTATTACCACCATTAGCAAGAGTTACCCTACCTGTATTAGCTTGAATAATCGTAAACATTCTTCCTAAAGGAATATTGTTAGGGAATGTAATAGTAATAGGTGAACTATTTGTAGTGATAATAGTGTTATCAGTATCTACAACGGTATAGTTTGTATTTACGTTTTTGCAAGGGATTTTACAAGTTTCATTATTCTTGTCTTCTAATGCTTTTACTTTACCTTTTAACGCATTGATTTCAGAATCTTGAGCAGTAGTTGATGCACCTAATGCATTAATTTGCTCTTGCATTTTCTTAATCATTTCGTTAGTAACAGCACCGGCATTATCAATTTTTTGCCATTTACCCCATGCAGTTGGGTTTTTCAGTGTACCATCTGGATTAATACCGTAGTCATTGGAAATAGACCACATTGAGTCACCATTAGCTACCCAAATATTAAGCTCAGAACCAGAAGCAATATAATAACCGTTGAAGTTATACGCTTGACGAGTTGTATACTCTTCCCATGAATTTGCCATTGGTAATTCATGTTCAGCACCTTCAAAGTTTGTAGGCATACCTAATGAACCTTCACGAACATCGGTATTTACTAAACCAGTAAATGTATGGAAACCTAGTTTGTATTTAACATCACGAATTGAAGTATTACCTAAGTTTTGTGGAGCTACTGCATTTAATGCAAGCTTACCATTAGCATCTACTACAAAGTCTTCTGTTAAGTTTAAACCTAATGGAGAATCTTTCTTACCATTACCGTTGATAGGACTTGTAACATGTACACGTGCACCATTAGTTTCCAATTCTCTAAGTTTAGAATCTGTATAACCATTTGCTGCAGCAAGTTGGTTACTGGTATAACGTGGGTCAATTTCTACTTTGCCTGAAGTAGGGTTTACTCGAAGAGTTTCGCCATCTACAAAATCTACAGGTTTAACAGAAATGTTTCCATCACGGTCTACTTGTAAACCAGAACCAGCTTTTACTAAATCTGCTAAATCTACTTCCCATTTACCTGAAGTAGAATTAAAGACAAAACCTTTTGCTTGGTCTAAATCTTTTTCTGCTACAAATTTAGGTAATACAATTTTAGAAGTATCAGCATTAACAATAGTTAAAGAACCATCAGCTTCTTGAGTAATATGACCAAACTTAGTCATAGGGATAGCAATAGTAGAACCATCAGATAAATTTAACTGTAATTCAAATGCACCTGTTTTTGCATTAGGTACTACAGAGAAACCTTCGACACCTTTGAGGTCATTGATAGCTTTTTCTAATGCTTTATCTTTAGCTTCTAGTTCTTTGATTTTTGCATCATATTCACATGAAGTAATAAACTTACACCAGCCAGCTTCTTTAGAAGGATATACCGGATTTTCACATTCAGTTTTACAACCACATGGGTCACATGGGTCAACTACTTTTTCATGAGTAGATGCTTTAACATCTTTAGTAGCAATCCATACATTACCACCATGTTGAACTACTGCACCTGTTTCATAATTTTCATAAGTACTAAATTCTGGAATACCTTTTTGGAATAGGTATTTCAATAAAGCACCTTGATAGAAAAAAACAGTGTTTAAGTCTTTTAACTGTAAATCACCTTCAAGTGATTCTAAACCGTATTCAAAGTTTTTATTCGCAATATTAGCATAGTCTTCTTTGGCTACTACTACATTAGTACCAAATTTAACAGGCAAATAATCGCCTTGCATTGCGTTTACTCCAAACACTTTAACAGTATTAGGTCTATTGATTTGCATATTTAATCACCTGTTTATGAGTACTTGAAATACTTGATGGACGTTGGTTTGTAGCTTTTACGATTAAACGAGTAGAGAGAGTCTTCGGAACAGTCTCTGCTACAGCTTCGGATACTACAACCATTTTGGCATCCACATCTTTGTGTTGTTCTGCACGGTGTGCAACAATCACGAGTGGGCTGGCAACTGAGGACGTATACGACTTTTCTGATACGGTTGCACCCACAACTTCTTTGTGTTGGTCTACAGCACATCTTGAAACTCCAAGAGGATTTAACGTGTTGCTATTATCTACAACTACTGGATAACTTAATAAGTTAACAGCAGTAGAAGCATCATTAATGAAATCACCTACAGTTCCTTTCATGCCTAGATGGAATCCACTCGCACTAAACTCTGGGAAACGGTATTGTTTTAACGCTTCTGTCCATGCCTGTCTTACAGGACCAATAGGTAAGCGTTCTACCATTCTTGATAAAGCTTGATGCAATTCTGGATAACCGGCTAAAGAACTATATCTATTCCATTCTACCCATCCATCAGGAATGTCTTCAGTAGAAAGAATATGAACCAATGAACCAATAGGTAATTCTTTATTAGTGTTAGAGCTTGTACCAAATCTATTTGAACCAAGAACTCTAAATAGCTCTGGATAGATTACTCGATTAAACTCAGCACCTTCTACATAGTCCATATACCCGTCTAGTTGAGTATTTACTGGAATAGTAAGAATTGTACCTACAGGATTGGTATTTTTAGGTTTACCATTCGGATAATCATTATGATGTGATGCATTTGGTTCAATGACAAATCTTCCCCAATGAGAAGTTTGTGAAACGTGTTTAACATTTTCATCAGTAAGAGATACATACAATGCACCTTCATACGTCACAATAGAACCTTTAGAATAAGCAACATTTAATGAAAATTCTGGTACACCACGATGAAACAAATAACTCATATTACTTGTTACAAAGTTTAATGCACCGTTAAATAATTCAGGGGTAACTTCTTTTGTTCCTGTCTCATATGCTACAGTGTCTGACAATGCAAATGCATTCTGAGACTCAGAAGGAAGATACTCACCTTTTACGTTAGTGCGTTTACCTAGTTTTGCAAACTTAGCAAAAATAGGAAATTCACCTAAAATACGTTTTAACATTAGGCAGCTCCTTCTTTAAGCAAACGTTCTTTGTTATCTTTCATAACGTTAAGAACATTATTCTTAGGAAGTTTATAATTCAAACGTTGTCTATTAACGTCTTCATTATTACCCCATTTTTCAGATTCTTTAATCTGTTTTAGTGCCTTAGCACTAGCTTCTTCTGAACCAAGAAATAGAGCATCAGTCACTGCATCACTTGCTTTAAGATGTTCTAAAAGTAACTTATTAGCATCTTGTACTTCTAATGCATCTTTTAGTACTCTCATACCATGAGTGAATGCAGCATGCTGTTTACGCATACTTTCGCTATATTCAACCAAGTCATTTTTATATTTCGTGTAATCTTCGCAAAGACTTGCTTTGTATTCTTCAATAAGTTTGGTTAAACCACATTCATATTGAATATACATATCTTCGAGTAGCTTAACATTACAGTTAATTGTCGCCATTGCTTCTTTAAAAGAAACTTCATGACGATTAATTTTTTCTTGGATGTCGTCAAGCTGACACACGAAATGTTCAATACGAGGTGCTAATTCAGAGATTACCGGCAAGTTTTTTTGAATAGATACGATAGCATTTAAAGCATCAGATACTCTTACAATATCACCAAGATATTGGCTAAGACCATCAAGCTTATACATCTCTCTACCTACTGTATCAACAGTATGAAGATTTTCTGCAATATGCTTTAAAGTACCTAAATGAAAATACACTTGCTGAACCATAGAAAAAGCATCAGGTGTGAACTGATGTGAAACTAATTGGTTGGGTTCATTAAGATTGTGCATAGGCGGATATCTATGTAACATTATAGCCACCCTCTTAACATAGGTCTGATATTAGTACCTACTGTTGTTACAGTACCAATACCTTGTAATTTAAGCTCTTCTGTAAGTGTTTTAAACTTAGCAAATAGAGCATTGCTTTCCTGTAAATGCTCACCACCCATATTCTGTAACACCAAACATGCAACATAAGTTTGTAGAGCAGTCCTGTATGAAGATGGAATGGATATAGGATACTCACTACTCATTGGTTCTGTTAGTGGAATTTCTGGATGTTTTGCCTGATACTTAATCACTAAGTAATTTTCTGGCGTTCTGCCATTGACTTGAACACAGTTGTATTCTGGAGTGTGGATACTGAACGAACCATAATCATCATTGATAGCGTATTCTCTACCTTGTGTAGAGTGTACCGACAAAATATGAAGGACATCATTCTGGAAAGGTTTCTCTACAGTATCCATAATGTAACCACCATTTCTAATCGAATAGTAGTCATCAAGGTAATACCGAGTAGTACCATCCCTTAACTGAATTATCACTTCATTTTGCTTTAGAGGAAAATTTGAATAGAAGTATTCAAGCCCTTGATTTAAAGCTTGAATAACTTGCGGCACTCTATCGGGATTTAATTCCCAAGCACCGATTGGAACAAGAGGTGAACTTTGTAATTCACCTAATGCAATAGATTGTAAGAAATCTTTTAACTTCACCATAAAACTTATACCAAATAATCATTTAATCTTAAATCACTACCTGTATTGGTTTCATTGAAGAATGGGTCGATATCGTCCATTTCTTGTGAAGTTCCTTTACCAAGATTAGCTTGTTGCTCTGATGGATATACAATAACCATCTGGTCTAACTGTGATACCATATCAATAGCATCATCATGTACAGATTTAATACCATCAATAGTTACAGTAGACAATTCTTCGAGCAGTTCTTGTATTAAGATACTATCTTTCATTTCTTCTGGCAAGAAGAATTTCTTTTGCTTAAATACTGGTTCTGTCAAGCGGAATCTATCCATTTTATTTGTACGAACAGCAATACCTTCTTTCGTACTCTCTCTTCCTTTTGCAATCGTAAACCAAATATTACGTCTAAGCATTTCATCTTTAATCAAAGGAACAAAGCCACCTTGTTGTCCTGTTACTTCTATCCCTACTGACATAGGATTATATTTAGAAACAAAATCGAATATCTTATTAAACGTATCGTTCATTAGAAATCTTCCTAATGCACCATCTACAAGATACCTATTCTGTTTATTATCTACAGCCCATACACCTATTACAGTATAGTCAGCTTTTCTATGAGTAGAAGTAGCAAAGTCGGTAGTGATATACCAGTTATATCTACGTTTATTCTCTAGAATCTCTTTTCTCTTGAACCAAGAAATATCTTCATCAAGAATAACCCTATCCTCATCACTCGCAATACGCAGCATCAACTCTTGGTTAAATGCTTTCACTCTTCCGAGTTTTACTGCTTTCTGGAACTTATCCATCATTTCATCATAAGAGAAACGTTCTTTCCAAGCTCCATTAAACTCATTTCTAGCACAAGGAAACTTCGTACACATCGGATATACGTTTGCTTCCCATGCACCGGATTCAATTGCTTGATACAATGGGTCTGCTTTATTAAACGGAGTACCAGAAAAGATAATCTTATTTCTTTTCGGGTTCATCGCATTATCCACAGCTTTATATATCAAGTCATATACTTTTTCAAGCTGCACTTTAGAGTTAGCCATTTCATCTGAAATCAAGTCATCCAGAATAGCTAATACAGGACGGTCACCATTACGTTTAAAACCACGCACACCTGAACTTGCACCAAACAATTTTACATAGGTTTCTTTTCCTTCAATGTTTTTAAACACTAATTCACTATCTGTAAACTTAGCTTCAGGAATGTATTGTTGTAAAAATTCAGAGTGGTTATATCTCGCTTCTACGTTAGTACGAAGAGATTTAGCACCATTCTCCATACTATCTGCTACATAAATAATAACATTACACTTCCCTAAATGAGGAAGCTCATTAAACAGAGCCAGATATAGTACAAGCATTTCACCCATCACTACAGTCTTACCAGCACCCCGTAAACACAGATTAGCAATTCTCATATTACTTGAACCAAGAGATTCAACCATACGATAGTGAAACAAAGGGGAAGTCTGAATATCTTCTTTACCGGCATTCACCATCTTAACGAAGTTCATATACTTTAAAGCAAACTCAGTAGGGACATAACTCTTTTCCCATTCTTCATAGTCTACTTCTCTTAGATATTCCTCTACTGTCTTTGCAGCAATAGTCTTATCCATTATCCACCTCAATAATCACCGCTTCACTTACTTCTTTTAGACGCATTGCTCCACTAGACAATAACTCTCTCTGTTTTCCAGATAAGTTAGTCAATGCATCTGCTAATTGTCCGATAGCACCATTGTCTTCTGTAGAAATCTTCAATTCAGCTTGTTTAATTTCTGGTTGTTTCAAATGTGTCATTAAACTATTTGCAGCATCACTTCTTACTTTAGGGCTCACCTTCTCATCAGTCATAATCTCTACTTGAGTCTTTACAGCCATATGAAAATAGTCTTGATACATAATATGTGTAGGGACCATGAGCTTAGCCATAATCTCTACTACTACTTTATTCTTCGCATAACTATTCGCATATACATACAAGTTAGCATTAGAAATCCCTTCTCTAGCCATCCTTTCTATACGCTCAGGAAAGGTCAGACTATACGCTCTAGTATCCGTGTATCCTGCCATCTTATAAGAACAGAACTTCACCGCTTTCACATAATCAGCAAACTTTATCCGTTCCCCTTCCTTAATAACATCAATAACCCCTACTAGATTATCCCTATAATGTTCCCTCATTACAGAGTCCATTCCTACAATAGACTCATTCATCATTTTCACACATTCTTCCAGAGTCTCTCTATTCACCTTTCTAGGATAAATTTTCTGTAACCCTTCTACAGATAATAACTCTGGTTCTGGTTCATCCAATATAGCTAGACTCACTTTCTTATCAAAGTCTACATCTACTTCTTTAGGAAAGTCCCCTCTAGCTAACGCTCTATCAGCCTTTTGTTGCTCTTTATCTACAAGAGATACATCTTGTTTCTTAAAATTAAATTTAGCCATATTAACCCCTTATACCAATATTATGAAACCAGAGGATAATACAACTTTTCAGAAAACACAATCTATACCCTATTTATACCAGATTTATCCTAAGTACCTGTCCCCTAACGGGGACATGAAAATAAACATATTTTCTGTCGGTCTCCGATAATGATGATAAAAAAACCCCCTCTTCCAAAGTGGAGAGGGGTTATATATAAGGAAATTTATTCATGAAAACCAACTGCCATCAGCGGCACATACAATATACTAAATTGAACCAAAGAAAACAATAAATATATATGGTTCAATTTTATTTTTTTT